CGGGCGCCTCGGGCGCAACGTGCGACGAGGTCGAGGAGGCCCTCGGCGGTGTCCATCAGTCGATCTCGGCCCGGATCCGGGAGCTTGTTCAACTCCGCTTGATCTACGACACCGGCCTAACGCGGCTCACCCGCTCGGGTCGCGACGCGAGGGTCTACGCCGTCGTCGACTAGCGGACGAGCCAGACGACCGCCCCGATCAGGAGCCCGGCGAGGATGCACGTCGAGACCCTGATCGGGGCCTTGACGTTTTGCGGAGCGGGCTCGGGCATGGCTTCACGAACCGCTGCGAGGGCCTCACGGGCCGCGGCGACTTGGGCGAGGTCGATCCCCGAGGTGAGAGTCCCGCGCGCCATAGCCGCCCGATCTGCCTCGCTCATGGCTCCCCCAGAATGTCCGCGACATCGAGGCCGGTAGCGGCCCCGAGGGCGGCGGCTATACCGAGAATGATACCGATCCACGTTCGCGCGTCAATCGACCCGAGGACCGCGGCGACCCCGCTCGGGGCCTCGTCGGCGGCGTCGAGGTGAGTCCGGACCCGCTCCAGGGTGCGGACGACCTCGTCGAGGGCCTCGGCTACCGGGCGGCGGGCCTCGTGGTCCGCCATCGTCGACAGGACATCCGAGAGGACCTTCTCGGCGTGCGTGCGGCGGGCCTCGTCGGGGATGCTGTCGAGGATCGTGTCGGCTTCCAGTTCTAGCCGACTGGCAAGGATCGCGCTCACTGTGCGACCCGCTTGTCGAGGACCCCGAGGATCGCCTCGATCACTGCGGCGAGGATCTCGTCCCTCTCGGCGGGTGTGATGCGTGCGCCCCCGTCGGAGTCCTTACGGGTCGCGGCGGCGACCGCCGACAGAGCCCCGACGATCGCGACGATGATCCGCGTCTGAAGCATCACGCCCCCCACGTCCACCCGGTGGGCAGGTAGACCACGCCGACCGCGTAACCCGAGAGGCCGGCGTCGCCCTCCCAGCTCCCCCAGGTGTCGCGGTAGCCCTTCGCCGTCGAGGACTGCACGATCCGGACCCGGCGGTCCTCACCCATCCACGCGAGGTAGGTGTGCCCCGTCGACTTGCCGGGGACGACGGTGTCGTCCTCGACTCCAGGTTCCCCGCCGTCGCCGAGGTGTCGCCACCGCTGGACAACATGCCAGCGACCCGGCCGCAGAGGAGGCGCCACGTCGCGCACGAGGAGGATCCGGGCGTCGGTCCCGCCCGTCAGCTCCCGGGCGGCATCGAGGGCGCTCCAGGGCGCGTCAGGGCTCCAGACGTTCGCGCGGCTCCACCAGTCGAGGCCGCCGACGCGGACCCCGTCGTCGACGCTGTCGATCTCGTTCCCTTCACCTTCGAGGAGGGCGAGGGCGACGAGGGTGCAGCACGGGAGGCCCTCGGGCGGGCGAGACCGTCGGGCTAGCTCGACGACGCTCACGGCTGCGCCGCCGGTAGCGTCTCCAGATCGGGCGGGTAGATCCCGGCCTGGATTGCATCAAGGGCGCCGAGGGTCTGATCGCGCTCCTCGGCGGTCGGGACGCGAGACCCCGACTCCAGCGCCGAGAGGCTCGCCTCGCTCATCGAGTAGAGGACCGCCCGTTGCGCTCGGGTCGTGCTCCCGAGCATCGCGGCGCGGCTCGACATCGCCGAGAAAAGGCCCTCGATTGAGTCAATGTTCAGTCGTGCGTAGCTCTGGCTCATGCTGTGGCCCTCCGTAGAATCCGCATCCCGTGCACGGTGATGTCGGTCGTCCCTGATGATCGATAGGTCGAGAAGCCGAGGGCCGCGGTCGCGACGCTCGGATCGACGCTAGAGCGTGCGGCGCTGGCGACGGTGCCGATCGCATCGCGCAACGTGCCGCCCTCGACGGACGGCCACGCGCCCGACCACGAGCCCCGATCGAAGACCCGCATCCCTGCGGCGCTGATCAGGACCTCGACGACGGCGTCGGAGGAGTCCGAGACGGCGACGCCTGGATCGGTGTACTGGCTCGAATAGACGACCGACCCGAACTCCCAGCGCCCCGGGCTGATTTGGTAGTTCACCCCGGCGTTGACGCTGTTGACCGCGCTCGACCCGTAGAGGGTGACGACGAGGCGCGCGAAGTTGCCCGGAGTCGCCCCGGCGCTCCATCGAAGCTGGACGGCGACCTCCTCGCCCGCGGCGACGGTCCCAATCGAGGACATCGCGGCGTACACGCGCGGCGAGGTCGCCGACGAGACGACGCCTGTTGAGTTCTGAACAACCCGGAACCCGGTCGACCCGTCCGGCCCGAAGGTCGAGCACCGAAAGCCGTTAGCCGTGCTCCAAGTGACCCCGCCCGCGTCAACGGTGCCGCCCGAGGTCAGATCCGCCGCGGCGACGGTCGAGAAGTCCGCCTCGCGTAGCGTCTCCCAAGTCGCGCCCGACGGAGCCCCCGGTCCTTGTGCAATGCATGGGGCGGCCATCATGCGCCCTCGTACATGGCGGTCAGAGCGACGGAGCCCGACCCCGAGGAGACCGCGACGTAGATCACAGTATCGCCGTCTTTGCGCCCCTTGCCCGCCATTCCGGGGATAGAACGCATGTAAATCGCTTTCTGCGGATAAGTCTCGTAGTCCGCCGCGAGGGCGCCGCCGTCGGTCCCGGTCACGGCGAGGACTACGTCGTGAGCGAGGGCCTCGATCCGCAGGTATCGCGCGTTTCGGGGAATAGTGACAGCCTCGGTCGTGGTGCCGAGGGCGAGCCGCTTAGGGCTCCCGATCGTGAGTGTCGTCGCCATGGCTCGCGGCTCCTAGCTTGTGGGGACATCGTACAGGAGGAGACCCCGGAGGATCTCAAGTGTGACACGGACCGACGGCCCGCCGACCTCGACCTCCTCGACCGTCGCGAGGAGGACCTCGTCGGGGTTGAGATCCGGATCGTCGAGACGGACCACGTCGCCGAGGGCGAGGCCCTCCAGCTCGACCCCGCCCTCGTAGAGCCGGCGGTGTCGGGGTAGGCTCTGGGCGTCGAGGTAGTCGAGGGCGAGTCGTTGCGCGGTCGCCCGGTCCCAGGTCGTCGGGACCTCGATCACGGCCTCTACCGTCCCGACGTAGGGCTCGACGATCTCGGCCCAATGCGCCCCGCCCTCGGCGAGGACGCCCGCGCTCGTCGTCTCGGCGGCGTCGCCCGGGGTTACCCCTACGGTGACGCTCTCCTGATAGGTCGAGAGCGTCCGGTAGGCGTAGGAGACCCGGACCCTCGACGCGAGGGTGACGGCCACCGGCGAGAGGGGCGAGGTCGCCGAGACAAGGATCCCCCCGCCCGTCGTCGAGAGGGTCGCGACCGCGTCGGCCTCGGTCGCCCGGAAGGTCCGGCGCCGACAGTACAGGCCGTTCGGCCCCTGGATGATGCGGACGGGGTAGACCCGGAGGATCTCGCCCTCAATCCAGGCTCCGATCTCGGTCGGTTCGGTGAGGACGGCGTCAATCTGGTACGCGTTCAACTCGGCGGCATAGGTCTCCATCCGGCCCGGGTCGACCTTGCGCCCCCCTACCCGCTCGTAGAGGTACCGGAGGACATCGGAGAGGCCCCGGAGGTCGCCGACCCGGTAGGGATTGCTCCTACCCTCGGCGGGCGACGCCAGGCCCCACCAAAACGACCGGCCCGAGTTCACCCGCTCGTCGGTGAGAGGCGACCACGGGTTGCCGGTGTCCGCCGCCGCAGAGAAGGTTCGGCCCTGCTCGTCTTGGGTCTGAACGACGCCCTCGACGACCGAGACGGCGAAGTCGGTCACGTCCCAGAGAAGGCAGTTCGCAGCCCGGACCGTATGACCGCAGAGGAGCCACCCGGGAGACTTGAAATCGGCGATCGTGTCGTCGGTGAGGGTCAGTTCGAGGGCGGGGATCGCCGGTTGCCCCGTTGGGTAGCCCGGGCGCCCGAAGACCTCGGGCCTCGATGCGCCAAGGCTCGGGCCGTCGGCGGTCGTGTCGCCGTCTACGATGAAGGACAGCCTCGGGATAGACGCGATCGTGACGGTCAGACTCGGGAGGAGGTCGCCCGTCACGAGATCAAGCGGTCGGAGGACCGCCGAGAGCCGATCGCGGGCGGTCGGGTCGGCGACGGTCACGTCCCCGAGGTAGCCCTCGACGACGAGGCGGGCGTCTTCGAGGTCGTCGCCAGTGTGCCACCGGTAGAGGCGGGCGGGGATGCGTTCGAGGAACAGGCCCCGGCGCCACGACGAGAGCCAATCGACCCGATCCGAGTCGACGACGACCCGGACCTCGGGCGACGCCTCGACCCGCCCGAGGGTGATCTCCCCGAGGCCGCCCTCGACGAGCACGTCCCCCGCATCGGTCCCGAGGATGAAGCCGACCTCGGAGAAGTAGATCGTCCCGCGCTCGTACCAGTCCACCGCGAGGACCCACCGGCCCTCGGTCCCGAGGAGGTCGCGCCAGGACGGAGCGAGAGGCATCAGGTCAGCTCCGTCACGGTGAGAGACTCCACCCGGACGTATTCGTCGACGCCCTCGTCGCCGACGACCTGGGCGGCTTGGACCGTGCCCTCGATCAGTCCGAAGAGATACAGACTCGGATCGGTGATCGTCTCCGTCTGACTCGGGATCTGTGGCACGACGACGACGGGGATCCGGCCCGACTGCGCTCGCTTCTGCAAGGCTTCGAGCTGCCACAGGACATCATCGCGCCCCGCGAGGGCGGGCGTCGCCGGTCCCGCCGAGAGGTGATCGACCTGACTGGCGTTGCCGCGGAGGCGGTCGATCTTGCTCCCGTGCGCCCACGAGACCGTCAGGCGTCGCCGAGGCGGCCCTCGCTCCTCGATGCGGCGCGTCCCGCTCTGCGAGTCCGCCGACGAGATCACAGGCTCGACCGCGAAGGTGAAGCCGTCGGCCCACCGCTTACCCGGAACGACGAGCGCCCCGAGGGCGATCGTCCCCGCCTCGTAGTAGCCCTCGGCGGTCGTCTGACTCGGGATGCGGAAGCGCCAGTATCGGACGGGCGCGGGCGTGTACCCCGAGAGGACGAGCACCCCGCTATGATGGCTGATCGTCATGCTCCCCGAGGCGCCCACGCTCCCCGGGTCGTCAATCCGGAACACGGGCTTCACGGTCGCCGTGTTCGCCAGATACCCCGCGGTATGCGAGAGGATGCGGCGGCGGACCCCGCTCCCGAAGTCGATGTATCCGCCGACTAGCTCGTCGGCGTGTAGCCATCGAGTAACCGAGGCCGGCGCCCCGGCGACCTCGATCGCGTCGCCGGTCTTCGTGTAGGCGACCGCGGGGAAACGGAGGTCGAGCGTCCCCTGAGTCGTATACGTCGGAGTCGAGTCGCCCGTCGCGACTTCGAGGCGGTCGAAGTTGGCATTCCTTACGATCACGACGGGGAGGACCTCGTCGAGGCGTGAGTCGGTCCCGGCCTGAAGCTCGACCACGAGGTCGGTGTCGACGCCGTCGGCGCTCGTTCGCCAGGTCGCGTCAGGCGACGGCGACGAGGTCGGGAACACCGCCCCGACCGGGTAGTCATAGGCCGGATCGACGTTGAAGTCGGGCGTCCCGCCTCGTTGGTTGTGACCGCCGACGATCCGCATAAATGCCGAGGCCGTCGAGGAGCCGATCCCCGGGAGCGGGTAGGGGACACCTGCGATCCGCTTGCCGACCTGATCGGTGATGCCTTGCCCGAACGACCGAAGGATCTCGATGTCCTCGTGACGGTGCGTGACCCACCACCACCGCGACGACGAGGTCCCGGCGACTGGATGGCCCCACGTCGTGCGGGCCGTCGTCGTCGATCCGCTCGCGGTTACGATGATCGTCCCGTGCAGCTCCCAGAGGTCCGCGGGCGAGGGCCGCGAGTAGAGGCGCGCGGTCGTGCCCCCCGACAGTTCGAGGAGGTAGTCGCGGCGGGCCGTCACGTCAACGGAGACGGTGATCGCCGTCGTCCCGTCGGTGAATCGGATCTGATCGGTGTCGGCTAGGTTCACTTGCAGCGCGACGAGCTGATTCGAGAGGTTCCGGTGTCGGAGCGTGACCCCGATGTCAGTCGTCGACAGGGCGCCGCCCGAGACAACTTCGCAGGACCACGCGACCGCGGCGTCGGCCCCGGCGGTTACCCCGCTCTCCTGTGCAAGATAGGCCCGGTTCGTCGTCGCCCCGGTCACTACGGCGAGGTAGCTGTCGTCGCTTGACCCGGCGAGGAGCCCGGTCCCCGATCCGGTCGCGGTGTAGCCAGTCGCCCCGCTCGTCGGAGTCGTGACGCTCCACCACATCCCACCGCGGCCCGAGACCGCCGAGTAATTCGCCATCCACCCGTCGCGCCCGGGGTTCGTATGGTTCGGCCCGGTCGTAACGTTGTTCCACCCCGAGAGGCTGAACATCACGGCGCCCGAGGTGAGGTTCTCTAGCGCCCCGAGGACGTAGATCCGGCCATTACTCGCGACGCTCCGGAGCATTGACCACCGGCCTAGCTCCAGGCTCCCGACCGGGCCGTCGGTGTACTCGGTCCACGTCACGCCGCCGTCGGTGCTCTCGTAAACGATCAGGTAGAGCGAGGGCGCGTCGTTGACAGAGTCGTCGGTGATCGCGTAGGCGGTCCCGTCGGCGTCGATCGTGACGGTTAGCGGGACCTCCGCTTGCGTCACGTCGGATCCCGTCGGGAGGTCGACGGAGGGCGCCTCGGAGATCGGGGCGAAGGCGGACCCGAGACGGACCGCTCGGAGCTTGTCGTCGGGGGTGTCGTGGTAGACGACGAGGATCGTCCCGTCGGGGTAGACATCGACGCCGACGCCTTGACCCGAGACCCCGGCGACCGTCTCGACGAAGCGCCACGAGGACCCGAGGTCGGCGCTTGCGAGCTGATGGAGGTTGCCCCCCGTGTCGGTGATCAGAGCGATGATCTGGCCGCGAGCGTAGCGAATCCAGAGGCCGTCAATCGCGCCCGAGATCCACGAGGTACCGCCCGGGAACGGGTCGTCGGATAGCTCGACCCATGCGCCGCCGTAGATCGACTGCGAGTAGGAGGTCGGCCCCTGGAGATTCGGCGGCCCGTAGAATTCGAGGATGATCCGCCGCCCGTCAGGAAGCGAGGTGATCGAGGCCGGTCCCCGCATCGACCCGGCGCCGCCGTCAACCGTCGCCGAGGCCGTCAGGGCTTGCGTCGATTCCGTGAGCGTGCGGGTCGAGAGCGAGGTCGTCGCGCCCTCGGCGTAGATGATTGTGACTCGCTGATCGTCGCGGTCGGTGCACGCGTCGAGGCTCGTGATCGCGGCGGTCGTCGTGAAGTGCACCGTCGTTGCCCGCTGACAGAGCACGGGCGACGCCCACCCCCGATACGCGTCGGGGCTCGTCTCGCTGTCGAGCTTGTAAAGCACCGCCGACCCGCGGCGCTCGATGGACGGATCGCCCGACTTCGAGACCTTCACGTCGAGGGCCTCGTCCTGTGCTCCGCTGACGATCGGGCTCGCGTTCTGGACCGCGCTCGTCGCCACCGCCGGCCCGGGTCGAGGTCCGGCCTCGGTGTAGCTCGACAGAGACGCGTCAAGGGCGCTCTCGGTGTAGCGAGCGTCCACGGGGCCGATCCCTTGGGGTGTCCGGTCTACTCGCGCCACGCGGCCCCCTATCGCCCGAGGTAGGGGCTACGCGCCCCGATCGCTGTATGCATACCACCCCGCGGCGCTCGCGTCAGTCGTTGCGAGCGGAGGAGGTCGTCGCCGAGGTAGATATTCACGGCCCCGAGAGGCTCGTCTCGGTTCAGGGCCTCGATCGTGCGACGCCCGAGGCGCTGGGTCGCCCGCTCGGAGAGAACGGCCTCCCCGCGTCGGAGGATCGCGGGCGTCTCGTCGGGCTCAACCATGCCGCCGGCGTGGAACTTTGGCGCTTTCTGCGCTTTGATCTGTGCGACGGCGAAGGTCGTATCGGCGGCAATCGCGGCGGCGGCGACCCCGCCCGCAATCGGTCCCAGCTCGGCGACCGCCCGGATACCGGCGGCGGCCCCGGCAATGATCGTCTCGGAGATCCGCATCGCCTTGACGCTCTTGAAGGTCTCCCGCGCGTTTTTGTTTGCCTTCCTTCGGCGCTTCTCGGCCTTTGTTAGCTCGTCCTCCTTCGCTGCGATCGTCTCCTCGATCTGGGCGCGCTCCTCCTCGCTCGCGCCCGTCATCGAGTCTCGGAGCTGCTCGATCTCTCCTCGAAGCTTGTCGGCCCGGGTCCCGGCCTTCGTGGCGGC